ACAATGATTGCAACAACTAAAGAAAATTTAGTGTTCGGTACTGGTTTAATGAACGATGCACAAGAGGTAAAACTTTTAGATATGGCAGATGTTGACGGTTCACAAAACGTTAGAATCGTTATGAGAATGACGGCAGGTGTTCAATATGGTGTTGTTGAAGACATCGTAACTTACAATGTTACTAACTCTGTAAACTAAGAACTTATGTGCGACTTAGCCAACGGAAGACAAGAAGTTTGTAAAGATTCAATCGGTGGATTAGACGCTGTATATTTCATCAACTACGGGGATTTTAACCCCGATGTTGATGTTACTTATGACACAACGAATACCGATTTAATTACTGCAATTGCAAACGTAACAGCTTGTTTCAGATTTCAATTAAAAGGAACGAATAGCTACCAAGAAACTATCACTTCAGATAGAAACAACGGTACTACGTTCTTTCAGCAAGAACTTACTATCACGCTTAAAAAACAAGATGCTACAAGCCAAAAAATAGTTAAATTATTAGCTTACGGCAGACCGCATATTATTGTTAGAGGGCGTGACAATACCTTTAGAATCGCAGGACTTAAAAGAGGAATGGATTTAACTGCAGGTACTATTGGAATGGGTACAGAAGCAGGCGACTTGAACGGTTACACTTTGACATTTACGGGAATGGAAGCATTACCTGCAAATTTTATAAACACTTCAACGGAAGCAGGTTTATTAACTGACTTAACTGGATTAACGTCTTTCACAACATCTTAGCTTTTGTTTGATTGTCTCCATGAAAGAGGGTTGCAGAAATGTAACCCTTTTTTTATGCAACAGAATTCTAATTTAGTAGTTTTATTAATATGAATGTTTTACAAGTAAGTGCATCGAGTCAAATATTAAAATGTGCGCCACGTAGCACAACGATAACAAGTATTGTAGTAATCGACCAAGAAGCAGGAACAAGCGCAACGATTAACGCACCGACTATAATTGACTATGGTTATTATATCGGAGTACAAGCGGTATATTCGTTAAAAGCAGGGCGTTTTTATATCGTGCAATTATACAACCTTACTAACTTTTTAGGTAGTGAACAAGTTTGGTGTTATAAAGCAGGTTTGCAAACTGACGAACATTCAAGTAATAATGATTTTGTAATGCTATGAATATAGACGTAATAAATTTGGCGCAGTACGAAGCACCGCAAATAATAGAATCGAAGCAAAAAGGTTGGGTTACTTTTGGCGAAAATCAAAGTTACTTTCAATTTCTTATAGACCGTTATCGAAAAAGCGCAACGAATCAATCCATTATAAACAACGTTACCCGCTTAATGTATGGTAAAGGATTAGGAGTAATTGATGCGAGCAGAAAACCTACTGAATACGCGCAAGTGATGGCTTTGTTTAATAAGGATTGTTTAAGAAAACTTTGCTTTGATTTAAAAACATTAGGGCAATGTGCAATACAAGTACACTACAACGAGAAGCACGATAAAATTTTAAAGGCGTTTCATATTGACATGAATCTTTTAGCACCTGAAAAATGCGACGATGAGGGTAAAATTAACAATTGGTATTACTCAAATAATTGGGAAGATATTAAGAAATTCCCGCCAAAGAAATTTGCTACATTCGGAAGTTCAAATGATAAAATTGAAATATTAGTTATTCGACCTTATGCAATTGGAATGAAGTATTTTGCTTTGCCAGATTACGTTGCAGGAACGTCTTATGCGTTACTTGAAGAAGAAGTAAGCGATTACCTTATTAACGAAGTTCAAAATGGTTTTAGTGGCACGAAAGTAGTAAATTTCAACAACGGACAACCTGACATTGAAACTCAAAATTTATTACAATCACAAATTAAAAATAAGCTAACTGGAAGTAAAGGTCAAAGGGTAATAGTTGGATTCAACAACAATAAAGAAACAGCGACAACAGTTGATGATATTCCTTTGAACGATGCGCCCGAACACTATCAGTATCTTTCAACTGAGTGCGAACGTAAAATAATGGTTTCGCACTCGATTACAAGCGGTTTACTTTTAGGATTAGGAAGCGCAAACGGATTCGGAAGCAATGCAGATGAATTAAAGAATGCTTTTGTATTGTTTGACAATATGGTTATTAGACCGTTACAGCAACTTTTAATTGATGGATTAGAACAAATAACATCTTTCAACGGAAATACCGCTAAATTGTTTTTTAAAACGTTACAACCTTTGGAGTTTACAGATTTGGAAAACGTACAATCTAGCGAAGATAAGCAAGAGGAAACTGGAACGGAATTGAGTTCACAAATCGACATTAGTGCATTCGGCGAAGAAGTTGGAAAAGATTGGGTTTTGATTGACATTAAAGAGGTTGATTACGAAAATGACGATAACGAAAACGAAATGCTTTCTAAGGACCTAGAACCGTCACTTTTGAGTAAGGTTTACAACTTTATAAGTACTGGCGATGCACGACCAAATATTACAAGTAAGCAGGATAAAACTATTGACGGAATTAAATTTTTGACACGTTACGTTTATGCGGGTAAAATGTCAGAAAATAGCCGAGATTTTTGTAAAGCAATGATGAGTTCAACTAAGGTTTATCGCAAAGAAGATATTATTAAAATGGAAACAATGCCCGTTAATCCAGGTTGGGGACCAAAAGGAGTAGACACTTATTCAGTATGGTTGTATAAAGGCGGTGGAGATTGCAACCATAGATGGAATAAAGCGGTTTACGCAACTTTTGAAGGTAAAGCAATTGACGTAGAAACAGCAAGACAAATAGCAGGTAAAAAAGCTGAAAAGTTAGGTTATAAAGTTGTTAATAATAAACTTGTTTCAACGCTTCCAAAAGATATGCCGTTTAACGGATTTTTACCAACTAATAAACGCTTTCAATAATGGCAGAAGCACTAATTATAACAAGGGATGACGTGGTTAAATTCACGTCTTTAAACGGCAACGTTGACCCCGACAAATTTATTCAATATATTAAAATCGCTCAAGACATTCACGTTCAAAAGTATTTAGGAACGGATTTATTAGAAAAGATAAAAGCAGATATTATAGCGAACACTTTAGGTGGTAACTATTTGACACTTGTAAACACGTATATTAAGCCTATGCTTATTCATTGGGCAATGGTTGAATATTTACCTTATTCAGCTTATACAATTGGAAACAAAGGTGTTTACAAACACAACGCAGAACAAAGCGAGAATATCGACCGTTTAGAATTATCTTTATTAATAGACAAACAAACGCAAACGGCAAACCATTACAGCAGTAGATTTGTTGATTATATGTGTTTCAACCAAGCGTTATTTCCTGAATACAACAGCAACAGTAACGGCGATATTTACCCGAGTTCAGATACTAACTTCACAAATTGGGTTCTATGAAAAAGCGGTCAAAAAAGAATATTGAAAAATTAATGGTTTTCCTTCAACAAATCGAACAAGAAAAACCAAAGGAAAAGAAATGAGTTACTTTAAGATACTTGACACACTTAGAGCGCAGTTACAAGCGACTAACCTAATTTCCACTATTACGGACGGGCAAATTAGTGATATTGATTTAGCTAAACAAACGATTTTCCCGTTAGCGCATATTATCATTAATTCAGCAAGTATTGAAGGTAAAATGCAACGCTTCAACATTACTGTTTTAGCGATGGATATTTTAGATAGTAAAGAGAAATACGACCTTGAACCGTCTATAATGAATGCAATGTTGCAAGCGTTAAACCGAGTTCACGACATTATGAAAAGAGGGGACTTGAATCCTGATTATATTATGATGGACGGCGATGCAACCTTAGAACCGTTTACGGATAGATTCGAGAATAAGTTAGCAGGTTGGGCGATGACGTTTGATGTTATTATGCCGTCCGATATGACTATTTGCGACACTGGTTTCACAAGCGGTTGCCCAAATGTAACGGTAACAGATGGCGCAAGTTCGGTGCAAGTTTTAGCAGGTGGAACTTACACTTGTTCTGGAGGAGCGGTTGTAGTAAGTAATTCAAACGATAGCTATTTAGTAACAACAAGCACAAATTTAGAATTACCAAACACAACGGTTAACGTTTACGTAAATGGATCGCTTAATTCAACTGGAACGATTGTAACCTTAGACCCAAATCAAGTAATAAATATAAGCGCATGAGTTTAGATATTAATTTAACTGGAGTTGAAATAACTTCGAATAAGAAAACAACTTTAACTGATAATTCAGATACATTTTACCCAACTCAAAAGGCTGTAAAAACAGCAGTTGATTTAAAAGTCGATGCGGTTGCAGGAAAAGGATTAAGCGAAAACGATTTCACAAACACGCTTAAAACAAAGTTAGATGGAATACAAGCAGGAGCAGAGGTCAATGTAAATGCGGATTGGAACGCAACAAGTGGTGACGCTGAAATATTGAACAAACCAACTATTCCAGACACTTCTGATTTTGTGGAAAAATCCGATTTCACTTCGCATTCAATATTAGCCAAACAAAGTGGAGCAAGCGACCCTGTTGCAGTATCAATTGGAAACAATGAAATTTTAGGAAGAAAAAGCGGAGGTGGTTCTAATATTGAAGGGCTATCGGTTAGCGAAGTAAAAAGTTTACTAAATTATACAGCTTCGGACGTTGGAGCGGTTGCAACTAATTCAGCAATTACGGGCGCAACAAAAACCAAAATTACTTACGATGCAAAAGGACTTGTAACAGCAGGAGCAGACGCAACAATAGCAGATTTAGGTTTTTTTAGATTAGATTTTACACCTTCATCTGTAGTGACAGCAACAACAAGTGAAACACAAGTGGGAGTTTTAATGATTCCAGCAAATTCAATAAAAACAATAGACCAATTAAAATTCTTTGCACCTGTCATAAAAATTGGAGGATTATCAACTTGTACGGTTACGCTTAAATTATCAACTTCTGCAACAATGCCAATTGGCACAACAGATAGGATAGCTACTTTTGTAGGTACAGCAGGGAATAGGTGGTTACCTATGA